AGGATGTATAAAAGTTCTTTGATCTCCATTAGCATCAAGCAAGGCAGTATTAACAGCAGTAATCTTATCTCTTATCTTCCACGGACTTTTAGGACTCATAACAGTAAAACCAGACCTTCTAAGTATTGTATGGTCAGTAACTCCCACCCCACTGGTCTTTCTTGCACTTCCAGTAGGATCAGGACAGGCAATAATTCTTCGATCAACTCCATACCTTCTAGTAACTTCTTCTGCAAAATCCCATGTGGTAGCACCTCCTGTCAGCATGATTTCATCAAAGACATATAAATTGTTGTCATGCTTATATGCACAGATCCCTGCCATAGGGTCCACATTAAAATCCAATCCCAAAAGTAAAGGCATCATGTGTAAATCCTGTACTTCCTTGTCAATATTGTCATCACTGAAGCTAACAGCAACCAAACCAGTAAGATTTTCAAAACTAGCTTCAAATTCCTGTCTAAATGTTCTCGCATCTAATTGGCTTCTAGCAGCTTCTACTTCTTCTGGTGCAACATTACCCCCTTCAATCGTAGTAAAACTCCACCTTTTCCAATCATCCCATTCCTGCTCTCCACAAAAGCACCACATATCATAAAACCAACTGGCAGTGCCATCAGGTGTAGAAATAAACAATGCCCAACCCTGTTTATCAGCTAAAGCAGGTCTAATAACTTCAGCCCATACATCTCTATCCATAAATGCAGCTTCATCCAATACAACCCCTGCTAGGCTTCTTCCTCTTAATGCCATCGCATTTTCTGTACCCTTTAATTCAATAGTCGATCCATTTATCAATTCCAACCTTAAATCAGTCTCATTTTTACTCTGAACCCATACCTTCGGCACTAATCTCTTTAATTCCTTCCAAGCAATATCTTTTGCCATTCGATATGTAGGAGCACAATAAAAATAAACCTCCCCAGGTCGATTTATAGCTCCTCTTAACAGTTCAATACACGATAAATATGATTTCCCAAATCTTCTTCCAGCAACTAACACCCGAAATCTCTTATCACAATTAAATACTTCCCCCTGGGCATACCTTAAACTGATTTCTGGTCCGTTTTTTACCGCCATACACTCAAAAATAACAGAAATTTCAATTAATACCCCCTCTTTATAGCCTATTTCAGCTTTTTTAGGTTATTATTTCATTAACAACCTCTAACAAGATCAAGTCCGTGGCTTCTTCTACTTTCCCAGATAACGTATTTAATAATCCTCTCGCACAACCAGCTAAAAAAAGAACTAGATCTTCAATCTCAGATGTCCTAAAAAGATCTCAAAGACTTTACGCTAGACAACTTGAAGGTAAAACTACTCGTCAATTAGTAATAGAACACGCAAATATAGAAGGCATATCCGAAACTACCGCCTGGCAAGATTGGGATAAAGTTAAAGTCTGGAATAATGAAGATTGGGAAAAAGATAGAGAATCTCTTCTCCCTAGACTTCAAGCAATGCGTATTCGCCTCTTCAATAAAGCTGTTAAAAAAGGTCAATTCCAAACTGCTGCTCAAATTCTCGATAGCCTAGGCAAAGTTATAGGTGAATCTGTAGAAACTGTAAATATTCAAGCTCCCGAACTTTCTATTCGAGTAGAACCAAAAAATTAACCAATATATATTTAAGTTCCCCGCGATGGGCTGGAAAAATTTTTTTTTACCTACAGTCCCCCTAAGTCCATAAAAGCCCTTTGAGGTCCATAAAAGGGCCTTAGAGTGCACGTAAGTTTCTTAGAGTACAAGTAAGTCCATAAAAGTACATAAAAGTTTTTTAAAGTTTACAGAAGTCCATACAAGTCCATAGAAGTTTATAAAAGTTCCTTAAGGTTCAAAATATTTTCTTTTAGTAAACTTTGTAGACTTTTATATATAAATTTGATATATTGAATATAGTTGTGTATTTTGACTTTTTGTTTCTAGCTTTTCAGTTTATACAACTGAGCTAATAGACAATAAAATTTGCAGAATACATAACTAACTAAAAACAAAAACTAACAAACTTCTCAATCGTGACTAACTCAATTAATTTATTTCCCGTAGAGGAAAGACAAACACTAAGAACAGAAAAACTAAAAGTAGATTTTAGGTTTAGTTCTTATTCTTGCTACTTAGAAATAAGTAACAATTCAAAAGAACTTTCAATAGATCTTGATGCAAAGATTATCAAGAAACAAGTATTAGAAAGTATCAGCAGATTAAGTACAACTTATTCTCATGATATGGAATATCTAGAGGAACTATTTAAAATAATAGTTTCAAAAATAGATAAGCTACCAGAAGAAAAGCAAGACGAACTAGCTAAGTATTTTGTAGAAAACATTAATCAAAAGGAGACTAAGTAAATGCAAGACACAAAACAAAATTTAACTGTCAAAGTAACAATGCCTAAAGATTTATACTCTAGGCTAGTTACAGAATCTTTGAACCATTTAGGAGAGGAAAACCTCTCCCAAATGATTAGAACAATTTTAAGGAAATATTTAAAATGAAATTTATTATTTTTCCTTATTTATTTTTATTCTTAATTCTTATTTAAAACAATGCCAGAAACAAAAGTTATTTTACATGATCCTGAAAACCCAAATTCAGGTTATACAATAGAAAACCCTTACGAAACTAAAATAAGGTTTTCTACTCCAAAACTAAATAAAAAGGGATATATTGATATCCCTAAAATTACAGTTATTGGAATTATAAATTTTTTATATGTTGGAGAAGCTACAGAAAGAGATGGCCGTTGTGGTTTTCGTAGTCGTGCAGTATCAGAACTTAATTATTGGTTCAATACTAAGAAAACATATAGATTCTGGCGTAAGGCATTAAGGCCAATGTACGAAGAAATGGGAATACATAAAGCCCATAGAAAAGTTAAAAAGGATATGGACTTTTAAGAAGTTCATATTAAAATAAAGCTCCAGAAGAAATTTCTGGAGTTTTTTTTATTTGAGAAAATTCTCAATAATTTTTTTTATTGAGAAAAATTTTTTTATAATATTTTTAAAATTTAATTAATTTTTAAAAAAAAATAATCAATAATGAATGGCAATAATGAATGGCAATAATGAATGGATTTTTTAATTGTTTTTTATATCGTTT